ACACATTCTTCGTTTACATCACCCTTCGGAACCTGTACCTACGGCAGCAGCAACAGGCGGCCAGATTCATATCGTTAGAAGACTTTGACGACATCGACGAGGTACACGACCTCGAATCGGACTTGGCCTTTACGGATTTAGCGGAAGCGGTAAAGATGGAGGTGGCCAGATGGGATTGGTACGACAATAAACTGTTCACCCTGTACCACGATAGTAATGTTTCAATGCGTAAGTTGTCGAGTGACACGAAAATAAGTTTACGGTCAATTTATCATACGCTTAAAAATGGAAGAGAAAGAATTAAGTCCAGTTGTGAAGAAGAGTACCAAACGTGGTCGAAAGCCAAAAGGTCTCGGTGACCGCATCGAGCAGTTTACAGAGGCCACGGGCATCAAGGCGGTAGTCGATTGGTTCAGTGATGCTACTGGCGTTGACTGCGGTTGCGAAGCCCGTAAGGAGAAGCTCAACAGATTGTTCCCAAGCAAGAATCCGAAATGCTTAGAGCAAAAGGAATACGAATGGCTATCCGAGTTCTATTTGCGATACAGGTCTTCAATGAGTGCAGACGACCAAAAGCAAATTGCTAAGATTCATTCACGAGTCTTTAACCACGTCTATCACGTTCCGTGCGGTTGCAACCCTAAGCTCTGGGTGCAATGGGTAGAGGAGCTGCGTAGCGTATACAACGAATATGACGGAACGGCAGCTCTTTGAGTTCCTGAAGGAACGCTTCCTGCCTGACTTAGAAATGAGCGAGGAGCCGATGTCGCATTGGGATTGCTACTCGGCGCAATGGGCATTTGACATCGAGTTGAAGTGCAGGCGCACCCATTACGACGAGCTGCTGATTGAGAAGATGAAGTACGACAACCTCCTTGCCCGCTCCGCAAAATTCGAGACCAACCCCATCTACATCAACTCAACCCCCGTTGGTATTTATGTCTTCCGCTTGGCGACAATCGAAATCAACTGGGAGACAAAGCGAATGCCAGCAACAACCGACTTCGCAAAGACGTACAAGGTGGATAAGGTGGTAGGATTCTTAAACGTAAACCAAGCAAAACAAATCTATGCCTTTACCAACCCCTAAATCCAAAGAAGACCAAAAGGAGTTCATCAATCGTTGCGTAACTGACGACACGATGACAAAAGAATATCCACGGAAAGACCAACGATTAGCGGTATGCTACACTCAATGGAAAAATAAATAGTCCTTCGGGGCTATTTTTTTTGACTCAATGTTGTATGTGTTGAAAATTTTATATCTTTGGTGAACAATTAAACACACACACAATGAAAAACAAACTCATCGACCTGTTCCAAGATGTCACCGTGTACATCGCTTGGAGTACAATTTTAGGCACTGCTGCCTTTCTTTTGGTTTATTCACCGTTTATTATCATTGCGCTATGCAAGTGAATTACACCGACCTAATGTACGAGGCCGAGAATCAAGGCCTTGCTCCCGAAGATATTGCAGGCGACTATCACGAGGTATTTGCTGCGTGGGCAGGATTCAAGTCCGTAGAAGATATGATGCGTTGGAAATTAGAGGCGGTTGACTGCTACGGAATGATTGACGTAGACCATTCGCCTTACGCCCCAGATATGGTTCCCGACTTCAACTGGGAGCCTTTGTACGAACGAGCAGCCGAGCAAGATTTTAACTACTTACACTTTTAAAAATGACAACAGTTGAATATATGTACCTCCTTGTAAAGGAGTACGGTCTGGACATCCCTAAAGAGGAAATGGACAAGGCAATTAACTTCGAGTCAATGCGTATGGATATTGCATTTAACAAAGCTACTGTGGAAGCACACGAGCAACTAAGAAAGATGCTATGAAGATTAACCACCTTGACCTATTTAGTGGTATTGGCGGTTTCCACTTGGGATTCGAGCGAGCAGGATTCAAGATAAAATCCTACTTCTCGGAGATTGACAAACACGCTATCGCAGTTTACAAACACAAATTTAAAGACGCAACTTATGTCGGTTCAGTCACAGATGTTCGAGGAGAAGACCTTCCACGAATTGACCTTATCACCTTTGGAAGTCCTTGCCAAGATTTCAGCCTTGCTGGAAAGCGTGCGGGGATGGGAGGAGACCGAAGCAGCCTTATCCTTGAAGCAATTCGACTTGTGCGGGAATGCCGACCAAGAGTTTTTATCTGGGAAAATGTTAAAGGGGCATTCAGTTCAAACTCTGGCGAAGACTTTGCGGCAATCATCCAAGAGTTTGCCGACATTGGGGGCTATCGACTTGAATGGCAATTGCTTAATACATCGTGGTTTCTACCCCAAAATAGAGAGCGGATATACCTTGTCGGATATTCTACAACCCCAAAGCGAGGTTGGAGAGGAGTTTTTCCTATCAGAGAAAGCGGTGAGCAAACTAATTTAAGGGGCATAAATTTAATAGCTACGTCTGAAAATGATGTGCAATCAAGGAGGGTATATGGCTCCGATGGAATAGCCAGAACTCTAACTTCGGGAGATTACAAATCACCAATGAGGGTTGAGGTAAAGCAAATAGGAACCCGCCTTGATTCTGGAGGCAAGCAACCATACCAACAGGACAGGATTTACGATTCAATAGGCCACGCCCCTGCGCTAAACGCAGGCAAGAGTGATTTGATTGTTGCTATGCGTGGAAGGTATAATGAAGACGGAAGTACAAGTCAACGACTTGAGTTAAATACTTCGGGTAAATCAAATACGCTTACCGTAGTCCAAAAAGACAATATGGTTATTCAACCAATGATTGGTATTGGTATTTACGGCAATAATAAAGAAAATCAATATCAAAAAAAGATTACAAGAGCTCTTGCTCTCAAGGCTTCCAATCAAACTAATCCAAGGAGCGGGGGAACGACTCTAATTGGAATCCAGCCTAACTACGATAGCAAAGCTCTAAATGAGACTATTGAAAATAGCAACCTTATAGAAGGAGAACCGCAGGCACTTGACTTGTACAATCGTTTAGCAAGAGACGAATCCCCAACACTAACCGAACCTCACCACAATTCTCTACGGATGTTTGACGGCTATCGCATCAGACGTCTCACCCCTATTGAGTGCGAACGCTTGCAGGGATTCCCTGATGACCACACCTCCTTTGGCAATTACGATGGAGAGGTGAAGCCAGTAAGCAACACCCAACGCTACAAGCAATGCGGAAATGCGGTGACTGTGAATGTCGTGGAAGCCGTAGCAAAAAAATGTATACCTTTATTCAAATGAAAATAATTGAACTATTAGACGGAAGCACTTGGGATAAGGCAACCGTAATTGAAAAGATGATGGATGACTCGTTTTACTACGGGTATCTTTCAAAAGCCGCACTGTCTTCTTCGGCTTGTAAACTATTGCTCCAGTCACCAAAGACGTACCACTACGTCACTAAATACGGACAAGATGAATCCGATGCCTTCTCCGTTGGTCGACTGGTTCACCTGATGGCTCTGGAGCCGCATAGGATTGAAGAGTATGACATTATAGATGTTCAGAGCAAGAACACGAATATGTGGAAGGAGGCCAAAGCAAAAGGCGGACAAATCATTACCAAGAAGGAATACAACGAGGCCAGACGCATCGCAGATGCCCTGATACGCAACGAGCAAGTCCTCGGATATATTCAGGGATGTAACTTCAGGTTCCCGCTATTGGAATGATAGACGGTATTCCTTTCAGGGGTAAGGCCGACATCCTCGGGGATGGATTCATTGCCGACCTCAAGACCACTACCGACCTGCGGGCATTTCCTTACTCGGCTAAGAAGTACGGCTACGACTTGCAGGCGTATATCTACACACGTCTCTTTGGTGTGCCGATTGATAAGTTTATATTTATCGCAATCGACAAGGCGAGTCTTGACGTGGGCATTTACACAGTTAGCCCTGCGTTTATTGAAGAAGGCGAAAAGAAGTTGCAAGAGGCGATTTCAATATACAAGGAGTTCTTTATGGGCGTGGAGGAGCCAGAGCTGGATAACTACACAATCATTGGGCAACTATGACCGACATAACCAAATGCACAGGCAGGGGATGCGACCTTCGGGAGACTTGCTACCGATTCACGGCTACCGCTGGAATGCTTCAGTCCTACTTTATGACCTCGCCTATTAAAAACGGTGAATGCGAAATGTATTGGGACACCAACGAGAAATGAAAGCACACATCCAAGAGCTAATCGCTTGCTATAAGACGTTAGACGAAATCACGGCTATAATTGAATCGGACAATAGCGGGTTATCGCCAGAGCAGCGATTGAGTGAGATTGAAGTCACAATAAAAAACTTATTTCAAAACCTTTAACACCAACGAGATATGAAGGCAACAATCGAATACAACCTGCCAGACGACCAAATAGAATTTGACTTGGCAACATCCGCTTCTAAAATGCACTCGGTGCTTTGGGACTTAGACCAATGGTTACGAGGTAAAACAAAGTACGCACCAGACGAAACCTCGGAAGGTGAATTGAAAGCGTACTACGCCTGTCGTGAACAACTGCGTGAGTTGATGTCGGACAATAACCTAAACCTTGATTGATAAACCCACCACTAAGTGCTACTTGACGCCTTAACGATGTCACTTTACACTTTGTGACCATTTCACTTTACACTTTATGAGCTGCGCTAATTACACATACGTTGAAGACGAGGAGGAGAAACGCCTCCGCATTATTATTCGTAACGGAAATTCTGGAGAACATTATGAAGAATCACACGAAGGTTTACCTGAAGGCAATGGGGTTAAACCCTGTTGAGTTCATTCCTTGCGAGGTTTGCAACAGGCGAGCCGTAGACATTCACCATATCGAACCGAGGGGTATGGGTGGGAGCAAGACCCGAGACGTGATAGAGAACCTAATGGCCTTGTGCCGTGAGTGCCACCACGAAGCCGACTTTGGCGTTGAACTGTCTAAGGACTTCTTGAAGGCCGTACATTTAAAGAAAATACCTCAATGATTCATATCGTAACCCCTTGCTCACGTCCTGAGAACCTCGAACACCTGCGGGAGACAATTCCTGCTGGTTGTACTTGGACGGTGTTTATGGACTATTCCACAAGCAAGAAAGACGTTCCAAAGGGCGTAAAGGTTATACGGTCTAACCTTGGTGGTGCTTGGGGCAACCCGCTTCGTAATCTGGCCCTTGACTACCTGCAAGCATCAGCAAGCGATAACGACTATGTCTACTTCTTAGACGACGACAATATCATTCATCCTAAATGGTTCGAAGCCGTCAAGGATAGTACCGAGGACTTTATCAACTGGGCGCAATGCTTCAGGAACGGAGACCCACGTCTCCACGCTACTGACTCACCTCGAGTTGGTAACATCGATACCGCATCTTATATGGTTCGCCTTGGGTTTATGGGGAAAGCAAGATTCGAATATAAATACGAAGCCGACGGATTATTCGCTCAATCCCTAATGGCAGGCAACCCAAAGATTAAGACGCATCAGGAGTATCTTTGTTACTACAATTACCTACGATGAAGCCAAGCATCCTTTGCATCGGAGACGAGAACTCTGGCGTTGTTTACCACCGAATCTACAAGCCCCTATCCCTACTAAAGGAGAAGGGGCTTATTGATTTCCAGATTATCAACTACAAGCAGGAAATCCAACCCGACAACTGGGAAGGCATTACGCACGTTATCTTTTCCAGAGCTGTTCCTTTTTCTGGCGAGTCGTTCGCTAACTTCTTTGCCATCTGCAAGCAATCAGGTAAAAAGGTTATCATCGACAACGACGACTGGTGGCACTTGGCCTTAGACCACCCATCTAAAATCACATACGACAAAGCAGGACTTGAACACCGTATACGCAACTCGATGTACTTCGCAGATGAGGTATGGACAACCCAGAAGTACTTGGCCGACAAGATTCGAAAGATTAACAAGAATGTCGTAATAATTCCAAACGGCCTTGACCCATCAGACCCGCAATGGCAAATCACCCGAGAGCCATCGGAAGAGATGCGCTTCGGTTACGTTGCGGGCATTAGCCACCTGCCAGACTTACTGCAAAACAATATCGACCTATCAACTGTTGAATCCTACGTTGCTGATATTGGCGGCTACGTTGAAGCGAGCCGAGCAAGATACAAACTCCAAACAATGCCTCCGAATGAATACGGGGCGATGTACCAAGCCTTTGACGTAGCCCTTGCTCCACTTATCCCAAGTGAGTTTAACCGCTGCAAATCCAATTTAAAGATGGTAGAGGCAGGATTCGCTGGTTGTGCGTTAATTATTAGTGACGTTGCGCCATACGCCCAACACCTAACAAACAAGAACTGCGTAAAGGTTTCCCACAAGGGAGACTGGAACAAAGCCATTCGTGAACTGACAGAAGACAAGGCCTTCGATATTGCTTGGCAACTCCACGCCGATATGATAACGAATTTTAATATACACGACTTTAACGACATTCGTTTAGAACGCTTACTCAAATGAAAAGTTACCAAGAAATAGACGGTTGGTTTAACCACGAAGCAGCATACGACTACCTAATAGCACAAATGCCAGAGGGAGGTACATTCGTAGAGCTTGGTGCTTGGCTCGGTAAGTCATCGGCCTACCTATGCGACAAAGCAACAGGCAAACAAATCACAATCATTGACACTTGGAAAGGTTCGCCAAACGAACTCACCACAACACACGCACTCGCAACACAGGTAGACATATACCAAATGTTCAGGGAGAATATGGGGGAACGTAATTACAAATCAATTAAGGCAGCCTCTAAGACCGCCTCAAAGAAGTTTGCAGACGAATCGTTGGACGTTGTCTTTATCGACCTGACGCATACCTACGAAGCCGTTAAAGAGGATATTGCCTTATGGCTTCCAAAGGTTAAGAAAGGTGGAATACTTGCAGGAGACGACTACCACGAGAATTGGCCAGGTGTAATTCAGGCAGTAGATGAGTTGCTATATGGTCGAGCCTTTATTGGCGACTGCTGGATATATCACAAGTGAGTTATTTAGAAAAAATCTAAATAGTACAAAAATGGCAAGAGGAAATCCAAACTTAGTTAAGGGAGTGAGCGGCAACCCATCGGGGCGGCCTGCTGGAATTCCTAACAAGAACACAGGCAAGATTCGAGAAGCATTCCAAAAGCTAATTGAGGACAACTTGGAGAATATGACCATCTGGTTGAGTGACGTTGCAGCTGAAGACCCAAAGGCAGCACTTGACCTATTGAGCAAGATGGCTGAGTACACCACGCCTAAGCTCGCAAGAGTCGAAAACAAACACGAGGTCTCCGAAGAGCTAACCCAAATCAAAGTGGAAATTGTCCGTTCTGGAAATCAAGACAAGTGAACTGTTCGAGCGCAACTACGAAGCACCAACACGCATCGTAGTTAACCAAGGCGGTTCAAGGTCAGGTAAGACCTATTCTCTTTTGCAGATGCTGATTGTCATCGCAATGCAAGAGAAGGGGAAGGTCTTTTCCATTGTGCGTAAGTCATTGCCATCGCTCAAGATGACGGCCTACCGTGACTTTATGGAGATTCTCCGCAATATGAACCTCTACGACGAGTCTAAGCACAACAAGAGCGACTTCACCTATTCACTAAACGGAAACCTATTCGAGTTCCTGTCTCTTGACCAACCACAAAAGAAACGAGGAGCAAGACGTGATTACCTATTCTGCAACGAGGCGAATGAATTAAGTTGGGAAGACTTCTTCCAGTTGTTGGTAAGAACAACGGGCAAGATATGGCTCGACTACAACCCGTCCGATTCCTTCCATTGGATTTACGACAAGCTGCTAACCCGTGACGATGTAACGTACATACAAAGTACCTACAAAGACAACCCGTTCCTCGATAAGTCCATCGTGGACGAAATCGAACGCCTCAGAGATACAGACGAAGACTACTGGCGTATCTACGGCCTCGGTGAACGAGGAATGTCAAGAGCAACCATCTTTCAATTCGGGCAATCCGAAATACCAACAGATGCAAAACTTATCAGTTATGGACTTGACTTCGGTTACACCAACGACCCAACTGCACTTGTGGCCGTTTACCAACTGGACAACCACTTATACCTTGACGAACTCATTTACCGAACTGGACTCACAAACCGAGACATCCACGCCCACTTTCAGTCGTTCAGTTTAGACCGAAGGGATGAGGTCTTTGCCGACTCTGCGGAGCCTAAGTCAATCGATGAGCTGCACCGCTTCGGATGGAACGTGAAGCCAACCGTGAAAGGAGCCGACTCGGTAAACTCGGGGATTGATATTCTAAAACGCCACAAGCTGTTTGTAACGCCACGGAGCAGCAACCTAATCAAAGAACTCCAGAACTACAAGTGGGTTGAGGATAAGAACGGAAACCTACTTAATAAGCCGATAGACGCATTTAACCACGGAATCGATGCTGCACGTTATGCGGTAGCCAATAAGTTATCTAAACCAAACTACGGTCGCTATAACGTCCGTTGAGTTATTTATCATATGGAACTGAAATTAGTAGTACCTACGTCACTTGACGAAATCACGTTGGAGCAATACCAACGCTTCGCCCGTATTGAGGGGGATGAAGAGTTCCGTCAAAAGAAGATGCTCGAAATCTTCTGCCAAGTTCCCTTCGCTGAACTGCCCAAGGTTCGCCTCGTGGACGCTAACAACGTCCTAACCGTATTGAGCAAGACCTTAAACCAAAAGCCAGAGTTAACCAAGTTCTTCGAGTTAAAGGGAACCAAGTACGGATTCATCCCTGCGCTGAACGATATTTCATTGGGCGAGTTTGTAGACCTTGACAACTATATGAAGGACTGGGCTACGATGCATCGTGCAATGGCGGTATTGTATCGGCC